TGTTCGAGCGCCTTGTCGAGCGGTTCACCCGCCGTAATTACACGCTCTATGATTTTTAAATACTCTTCGTCGCCTGACGCTACACCAGGGTTTAACCATGGTCGCGCTGGGATACTTACCGTGTGTGGTCCAGTTACGCCAAGCTCCATGTAACCGCTACCCGATTTTAAAAACCTAACTTCGTTTCGATTCGCTGCGGCTTTCGAAGCGTAACCGTAGGACGTGCCGCCCGGGTGGTTAACCTCTGCGCCAAACTCATGTATCGCACCTAACGACGCGTTTGTAATGTCGTCGCTCTCATGGTTCCCAGCGTCCTCGTGTATTCCAACCGTCACGAACTTATCACCCTTGAGTTTTTCAAGCTCACGAGTTATTTGGGCGATGGCGTCGTCTGCGCCTGTTACGGTAGTTTTTATCATTTAGATAACGTGCGTTCAGCTAGCATACGTTCTTTACGCGCTAAGCGTTTACGTCTAGATTGCTCAATCGTATTGAACTTAGCTGTTAACTTTTTAAGTTTGTCACACACGTTTAATTCTCCTGTCGATACTGTGTCTAGTATATTCACAATTTAGTGTTGTTGCAATCGACCCCGTTTAAATACTTGTGGGGTGACAGTGTGGGGTTATCCTAAGTCCTTGATACTTATAATATACTATACTCTTTACCCCTTTACCCCTTAAAATATAAGAATAGATAGTAATAGAGAGTAGTAATAGTATTAAGAGTATTACTAAGAGAGTGGGAAAGTGCGGGATTTTACCCTGTTTCGGGGTACCGCTTTAAATTCAAAGACTTACAGCACCCTACACCAACCCCAACATAATACTTGACGGGATCGTCACTAAACGTTACACTTCCCGTACAGTAAATTTGTGGAGATACAACGCAATGAACGACACCGTACAGATTTCACGATTGCGATACAACGAACTATTAAAAGCTGAAAGTGAGTTGAATAGTTTACCGTATTGGCAAGAATGGCAAGACGAAGCGTTAATGTTTGGTGTGAAACGCGGTCATAACCGTAAGGAAATAGCCGCGACGATAGGTAAAACACCTATACAATTAAGCGCACGACTATACATATTAAGAGAATCAGGACGAGTTTTATGAGTAGATACAATCTAGGTGGTGATTCAACAGTGATACACCGTAAAGTGACTGTCAATAAAATGACGAAAGAAGAGTGTCAAAAACTCGACATACCCGTTTATTTTTACGTGTGTAAATATGGTCACAAGTTACGTTACGTGTCGAATGATAAGTGTGTTGATTGTTCAGTGGCGAGAAGTCGTAAGCATACCAACGACGCGAAACGTGTCACAATTAAAAAGCGTCTCGACGAACTCGAAGCACGTCGAGAGCTTGAATCGCTAGACAGCGCGAGCACCCATACCAGCGCGACGCCTTAAGCGTAGGTATTGGACACCATAGTTACTTAACGATAACCAATCATCCTGTGTGGACTGTATAGCACCCACACGGAACGTAACAGACTCGTCGCGTATTGACTTAGCCGCAACGTTTAAACGCGCTGTCGAGCTTACGGCGGTCGGGTCTGTAGCACCTTGACCAGTAGTGTATTCAATACTCAACCAGTGCGCAGCGAATAAGAACACACCACGACGTTTAAAGTTTTGACAGTCCGTCACGTCAAACGCGCCCCAACCACGCCCACCGCATTCAGGGAATGCTTCACAAAACGCCTCGGTAACGACTTCCGTCGGCCACTTCGTTTCGTCACTGAACGCTGGTTTATTGACACGAAACGCGTCGATTATTTCTTGTGTAATTTCCACACTCATAGTAAGTCACCGTTCGGTAAGTCTAATATACCTTCGTAAAACTCGATACGTGCTGCGACATCTTGTGACGCTGCGTCGAGTGATTCGAAGGTTAATAGATAAGCTGTGTTAGGTTCTAAAACTCTATTCGTTGCGTAAGCCGTTGTGCTCGAACCGGTTGTTTGGTTCGTGTCAGGTCCTATCGCGTAGATAGGTGCGCCACACTCGACACCGTTATCAGTTAACGTAAAACCCGTCAAGAGTTTAGTTTCTGGCAAAACACCTGACGTATTCATGTTATATAGTGCGTCTTCAACACCACCCGTATATGTTGGGTTTTTATAAATACGCGCTACGACACCCGCTTTACGATACGCAAACTCACGTTTCTTTAAATCCACAGGTTTTGAACCGATGAGTAGTATAGACGTAGCTGTCTCACCCGATAGGAGGGTCACAAGTCGTGACGCCTCCCACTGAGTACCAGATTTTTTATTAACTTCGTCGTACGTTTGAGTACACAAGGCGCGACGACCGTTAATAACCTGTAGAGTCATAGCGTCGGTCGTTTTGATGTTACGCCAATCAGGTATCATACTATTAACCTTCAAGTTCTGTTATTTTATCTGACAGTGCCAACGCCATTGCTTGAATAGCCACTAACGCAGGGTGTATTCCGTCAGTTGTCCATCCATCTTTAAACCTGTTTGGGTTTGCACCTGTACCAACTAGCGCATCAAAATCTAACATTTCAAAACCGTAAGTTGTTTGATTAGATGTGTCTTTAGCCCAATCATTAGCGTATGCTCGCCACGTATCAACACCATAGCCGTCATTAGGAAGGCCAGTCCACACTATAGGTGTAATGCCAAGCTCAGCGCACCTTTCACAAGCTGCTATGATTTTAAGTATGCGCGAGTCAGCGCTAGCTTGAGTAGGATTGCCATCGTTAGGTGTAAACGCTGGTATTGTTACGTACTTAGGTAATAAATCCCCCTTTAGAGAATCAAGCTCATTCATTAAAGCTGTCATATACTCCGCGCTATTTCTCCCGCTCATTCCTATGTTGTAAGAGTTCCAAGGCTGTGTGGGTGTTGACATGTTGTTTGCAGCTCTTAAAGTCCACTGGTCAAACGTAGCAACCTGCCCACCGCCACCCGCAGTAATTGAATCACCCGCAGCTAGTATGGTTTTGGTATTTACACCGTAGTCAAACTCAAAGCTAAACCAGTGTGAGCCGCCAGAAAACGCACCAGTTGGCGTGTTGTTAGGAGATTCGGTGTTATCTCCTGCTGCACTACCTTTATCGAATAACCTATAAAAAGTCTCACCACTCGCAGCTCGCCATAAGTCCATAGCGCCACCAGATACAACAGTTAAATTAGTAGCATTAAGATTTATTCTAGCTAACAAGAATGGGCGCTCACCCGACACAGGTGTTAATGAACTTACATCAACCCAATCACTAACAGTTATACCTATGTCAACGCTTGTACCATCTGAAATATCACCAACAGAAACACCGCCAAAAGTGGCTTGTTCCCAAAGGGTGTTGTCTACTGAACCACCACTTATAGGTTTATACCTATTGTCATCAGTGTCATTTGCAACTGCTTCTGTAGGTGCTAAAGCTAGCTTTATAGTGCCAGCATCCGATGCACCACAGTAAAACCTAAGCCTTACTCTAGTGAATGCCGCCTCAGCCTCAACCTTGACGTGTTGTGTTGAGTTTGATTCAGTTATTGGAGTAATCATATATGATTCGTTGTTTGGTATTAGTTTAGTTGCGCCTATTGAGAATGCAACTGGCGGTACGACCCCAGCGAACCCGCCGAACTTCACACGGTTGGTTATGAAAAAGCTCATGATACAACCCCTTCGACAACTTGAACAGCACCACCGGCAACGCTCCACGCCCAAAGACCTGAATCACCTTGTGTATTCTCACCGGTCTGACCAGGCACGAGTAAAGCACCGCCAGATACGCCAAGTGTGGGTTCAGTAGCTCCAACGTATATTCGTACATCACCACTCGTTACGTTTTGAACACTAACTTGCGTACCTACCGTTATACCTGTTTCGGCGTATAAATCCACAGGTTGACCAGAGGGTAAAACGATACTTGGTTGTGTATCAGACATGGTTTATTCTCCAAATATAAAAAAGGGCTACATATAGCAGCCCAACAGTCAGTCAACTATGAGTTTTTACTCGTCCTAAGCTTCAAGCTTGGCGATCAATGTGGCTTTAGTGTCACGACTCGATACTTCGATTCCGCGCTCTTCACATTGTACTACTAATTGTGCTTTGTCGAAATCTGTATAAATCGATTCGTCTTCATCTACGCTCATCGATTTAGGTTTCGGTAAGTCTGGTTTAGTCGGATCGGCTAACGCTTCAACCGAGCCAGATTGTGCAACGAGTGAACCGCTATCGATTAACGATTTAACGAAATCAGATTTACAATATCCATTAGGTACTTCAACAGCTGGGTTTTTACCCGGTTTGATTTGGTACTTAGCGGTGCGTTCACCTTTTTCGTTTAACGGACCGTTGATGGTGATTAAACGTGCTGATTTATTTTTCAATAACATGATATTAGCCCTCGGCCCGATGATTAGTATAACTCGTTACGGTGTGGCGGGCCTTCCACGTGAGTCCGCAACGAGTTAATTAGTCTCGTTACATCGTATAAATAATAGCACGTTTGACAATTAACTAGCAAGTTTGTTATATTAATTAAAGCGACTAGACCGGCCAGTTGAAAAGCATTTAGTCAATGCCTGTCGCAACCTTTCAAGACTACCTATGACTTAGGGGTTACAAACATGAAAATCATTTCAAGACAAGAAGCTAAAAAACTAGAGTTAACACACTATTACACCGGTAAATCATGTAAACATGGCCACGTGTCTTATAGATATGTTAACGACGGTAAATGTTCAGAATGCGTTAAAAATAAAGTAGCAAAATGGAATGTCAATAACAAAGATAGAAAGAGGTCAACCGATAAAGCATATTATGAGAATAACAAAAGTGAAATATTACATCGTGTTTCAGAGTACAGGGTAACCAATTCTGAAGTTATAAAACGAAAACTCAGAGAATATACTAAAACTGAAAAGCACAGGTTAACTCGTAAAAAGTACGTGGACTCAAACCGTAGTATTATAAACTCTCAAAAAATGAAACTGTACTACAAGGATACTGACAAACACTTGGAGCAAAAACGTAATGACTATGCTAAACATAGAGAATCTAGGAAGTTGAAAAATAAAAAGTATCGAGAGGAAAATAAAAATAAATTGAATAGCTACTACGTGAATAGACGTAACAAAGATGTGGACTTTAAAATATCTTGTTACATGCGTAATATGCTGGGCAGGGTTATACGAGTATCCTCCAGTGAGAAGAGAAAAGACACCATATCAACAGTTGGTTACACACCTTTAGATTTGAGAAAACATTTAGAGTCTTTATTTCTCGACGGGATGACATGGGATAATTATGGTGAGTGGCACATCGATCACATTTACCCAGTCAGTAAATGTATAGAGGAAGGTGTTACGGATCCTAAAGTGATAAATGCTTTGGGGAATTTACAACCTCTTTGGGCTATAGATAATTTGACTAAATCCAATAACATATAAAAAAGCCGCTTCGAAGCGGCTTTTCTGTGTTTCGCAATGTCAATTACTATAGGTGATCGCGATACGCTGCGCTGAACGGAAATCTAAACTCCGTACCACTTATTTTATACTCCGCAGGAACGATAACCATTAGGTTCTTCATCTGTGGAGCTAGTGGACGCCATGGGATAGGGTTGACCATTCCTAAGTTGTCGTCGTTAAGCTCGTAAGCCATCATACGGTCTTTACCACCGTTGTCCACACCGTTAGCGGCTAATACTGAAGCGCTAAGTTGTAAACGTGGGAAGATGCGAAGCTCTGCACCTGTCATCGTAGTGTACAGGTTGTTCTTTTTAAAGAACTCTAAGATAGTAGTATCTGTACCACTGTCCATACGCTGCGAGCTAATCTGTGCGTAACGTGCTGAGTCAAGACCAAACGCGTTAGCCACGTGTGTATTAGCTGAGTTAATCCACACTTCGATTAGTAAGCTGTTCATATCCGCTACAATTTCTTGACCTGTAGCAGTCGCCCAGTTCACAGTAGAGTTATCTACAGCGATGTTAGGGTTATTAAACAAACCTGTCATGTTACGCGCCGCGTCACCGAAGTAAGCTACACGTTGACTGTGCTCTTGTGAACCGCGGAATGCTGCACGACCTTTAATAGTGTCGATAGGCATGCGCATTTGTTGCGTTTTACGAAGCTCGTCAAGCGAGTAGTCGAACGAGTTACCAGCATAACCGATCGGTACACTTGTTTTGTTCGCGCTAGCTTGAACCGACGGTAAGTCATCAGCACTTGAACCAATGAATTTACCGAGCGTTACGGCATCGTATGAAATGTAATCCCACGAATCAACGTATTCTGGTACAGACGTATTAACCGGAACCATTTCTTGGAAGTTAATATTTGTGTATTTAGCTTCGTAAATCTTAGCTTCTAAATTTGCAAGCTGAGAGATATAGAAACCCATACCGTCGTCCATAGTCTTAAGACCGTCGGCAAACTGCACAGTTTGACCCGCTTCCATTCCTAAGCGTTCGGCTGTGTCAGCGTCTAAAGTAAATGTATGTTTCATGTTAGCCACCTAACCCTAGTGAAAGTTTAACAAGGTCGCCAGCATCACCAGCGGTTAAGAATTTAGCGTTTGGTAAAGCTACGCCAAGCGTCGCACCAGTACCAACGATACCCGAGAAGTCACCCGCATCTGTAGCGCCTACACGTAGGTAAGCTGCGTCGTCTTTAGCAACTGTGTCAAGTACTCTAACCCAAATAACGCCTTCAGTTAGCAACGTCATGTCGTAACCGTCTGGTGCGCCTGATTCACCGTCTTGACGTGCGCGGTTCAACTCGTAAACTAATACGCCGTTAAATTCAGCAGCAGTCGAGGTCGACTCAGGTAACATTGCGCTTTGTTCGTCTTCAGTAACTAAACCTTTACCGTAAGCGATTGAAGCGCCTGTTTGGTTAAGTTTCGATACTTTGTTACGTAACTGTAAGTCAGCTACTTGACCGGCATACGCTACGCCGTGATTGATTGTATTACCACCTAAAACGGCCATGGTTATTTCTCCATCCAAGCGTTTTGTAATTTCGCACGATGTGCGTCGTATGCAGATACTTTAACTTCTGCTTGTTTTTGTACGTTCGCTGCGTCTAACGCAAGCTTAGCGTGTTGGTCTTCTGGTTTGTGTGCTGGGGTCGCTTCAGCGTCCACAACGGCCATATCGAAAGCAGCTTGTACATACGCTTCGGCTTTTTCAGACCAGTCGATTGAATCGCGTACTAGCGTAAGTGCTTCACGTTGAATCGTTAATGTATCCACACTTTCACATGTGAATTTATCACCAGCAACTTTACGCGCTTGAGACTGTACGCTCGCAACGTCCGCAACGCGCTTAGCGATTGCTTCGTCGCTAGTAGCTAGTTCAGCGGCTTTAAGTTTCTCGGCGATAGTGTCACGCTCTGCGCTCGCTGCGTCGATAGCGGCTTGAGCATCGGTGACTTGTTTTTCTAATCGTGCAATCGAATCTGTAACGAGTGCGGCAACCGCAGCGTCTTCAATCTCGATTGAGCGACCAGCGTCAAGTGTTACCTTGTTCATGGTTTTTACTCCGTGGTTGTCATTGATACGAACTTGATCCCCGCCACGACCGCGTTTAACGATTGCTACGTGGTTTACATCAATTCCGGTTTGTTTAAAATCGTAAGCAGTACCGCAAGGTGCTATACCCTGTTCGGATTTGTACACTGCGGTATAACCTGGTGACAGTTGAGACTTTCCGCTCTCAATATCACGAATCGCGTCGTCTTCTTTAATAATCATATCCACATTGACGAAATCGCCGTCCTGTGTCGCGCTGATAACGTGACCCACACTCGTAGCTTTGTACGACTTAGAGTCTACCATAGCTTTAGGGTGGTCATTCGTTACGTCTACGTTTGAATATGAAGATAGCGAATCGGTGTTAAACACTTCTTCGGCTGGTCGGTACACGTTCACAGTGTCATTGGGTGCGCGGTCGGTTAATTCCAACTCGCTCGCAAGGTATTGATAAACACCCGTACGGGCTGCACGGCCTTTAACACGCAAAAAACCGTTATCCGTATAAGTACGTGATGACGGTGCGAAATCGAACGTGTCTGTGATATGTAAATGTTTCAAGACTGCGTGTCCTCTGCTTTAATAGCTACAGTATAACGCGTTAACAATAATACTTGCAAATATTTATTTCGTGTCGTATAGTGACGATTCAGTCAATTAAACAGGTGAGTAAAGATATGAGTGATTTAAAACAAAGTGAAGTGTACGAAGACGAAGAACTTCAAGAAAAGGTTCAGAAGATTAACAGCGCAATTACAGTTTGGGACAACGGTTCTATATGGGTGGACGAATATTGCAGCGTGACATTCTCTGAGCTTGTAGCAATCGCAGAGCTACTTAAAAAAGAGGGTCGAGTATGAACAGTCTAGAATTTATTAAACAGCACGTTACGGAATGGCCTAGTGACGCTAAACATGTGATGTTATGGAGAGACGGTAGAGTTGGTTTCAGCAATCCGATAACATCACCTTATCATATCGTAGACCTATCCGAACATTTCGCACCGGACTACTACGACGGTAAGGTCTGGACGCGCGAAGAGTTCGAAGCGAGGTCGAGTTGTACGGTTATAGATTGGAACAACGCACCAAGCTGGGCGACTAGTTATGGTACTGTTCCACCATGTAAACACCCGATATGGTACAACCACGAACAGTATATGTACATATACGCAAAAGGTAAAACTAGCGATGTATTCGATTTCTCAAAATCCTTGATGCTCACGGTTGAGGATGTGATTCATCACTCTCACCGCCCAACACCTAGTGTTGAACAGCAACAGGACGACCTTGACGACGGTAAGAAGTACGAAGCGGTTATCATCGGTTTGTGCGGTACAGCTGTTAAAATTGATATTTACCGTGTGCTTGACGCGTATCCACAGGTTGACCCGCATATTGAACATCTCATCAAGAAAGCGTTAAAACCCGGTGAGCGTGGCCATAAAGATAAACGCACAGATTATTTAAACATTATTGAAAGCGCTCAAAAAGCGTTAATACTATTAGACCAAAAAGAGAGACTGAATCATGAATAACGAATGGTACGTAAAGAAGCGCGACGAGATGTACCGCGCTTATCAAGCAGCTTTAGAAATGGAAGAATTACACGAAGCTGAACGTTTATTCAAATAGTACGAAAACTACTCGAAGCAGTGTGGAGGTGAGTCGTGATTAGACCATCAGACGTATTATTACCTTACAGTGAGTTTAAAACTCGAATGGTGGAGCTAAACCCTGTGGGTAAAGACCGTGAATGGCTTAACGAATGGGAATCATGGGATTTAGCGTGTTCACCAATGGATGATAACGAGCGTAAATTAATACGTTACGGTCATCACCTCGGTTGGATGTCTCGCAACTCACCTACCTTGTAACACCCTTACGGACGCGACCCGCTTTGATATTCGCGTCCACTTCTTCCTGACTCACAGGCCTACCTATACACCGGCAACTGAAATCTTGCCCGGGTATTATTGGTGTACCACGATCGCTTAGCGGCGGATTATCCCAACGATAAATACCCTTACCATACGCTGTAACCTTGTCGTTAATATCGGCGTGTCTATCACGTACACGCTCATCACCACTATCAGTCCACTCAAAGTACGGAAAACCCGCAGCGGTTTGACGCTTAGCGTTCAGGTCACCGTTCACCTTTGCTGTCTGGTCACGTGCGATAAGTTTAGCACGACGTTCCGTAACGCCGAATTGTTCTTGTAGTAGCTTAGCGATTGCGCTTGGTCTACCGCCCGCACGTACATTTGTCATCACGATACTATCGACTTGTGTTAAGTATTGAGCTGGTATCGATTCGATTAAACGTACATTATCGTAAATAGACGCTTGAACGTAGTCGCGCAACTCAGAGTTGTCGACAAACACATCGATACCTAAATCACGTTTCGTACGTTCAGCGTTTGTATTGTTAGCCGTCGTAACGAACTTACGCGCGATACGAGTCGCAAGCGCGTTAAATTGTGGACTTGACCAACGCTCCCGAACTAGTTTTAACGCTCCTGCAATAACGTCGACGTACGAGTCCATAACGATACGAGTCGATATGCCGTCAGCAGTGTATTCGAAGCTTGTCGACTTAACGGCGCTCATCACATACTTGTCGATGTCTTTACGTACTTCACGCACGATACGGCGTAGCTCGGTGTGATACGTTGCGCCCGCTTGTAAGTCTTGCTTAACACCTTTCGGCTTGCGGCGCTTGCTGGTCGCTAGTTGCTGTTGTAATAGTTCGGCGCTCGTCATGGTGCTGCTCGGTTCGTTGGTATATTCACAGTATAACAAGTGTTGACACGTTGTGCTAATGGATATATAGTGACGTTACAGTCAATTAAATGAGTGAGTAAAGATATGAACATATGGCATGCGAGAAGTAGTGTTCCGCCGAAGAATAGAGTATTGATAACCTATTGTCCCGAGTGGAACGATTTAGGTTATCAAATTTGCGAATATAGAAACGGTAAGTATTGTTATCCAGAACAACCTAACGACATGTTCGACGAGAACGTTGAAAAGTGGTCGTTATTCTCGGGGGCCGAATGAAACGTATCGCAGCGAAAATAATAGCGTTTGCCGACTGGCTCGGTCAACAAGACGAAACACTCGTAGAGTGCTACGAGAAACGTTTAAAACTTTGGGGGTTAGTGTGATGAGTGACGACATAAACTTGGAAGACTCCGACATAATAAGTGTGGAGAATGAATGTGATATACAGCTCCATATCGACCCTGACACACCCTATATCTATCTGACCAATGAGGATATAATGATATTAGCGAGACTTAGAGGTCTTATTGAATAGCCCCGTTACGGGGCTTCATTCTTCTTAACTTGCTCTTCAGCGTAACGCATCGGATCGTCTTCTGCGCTTGGCATCTCTTCGAACATGTTACCTTCTTCAAGCTCTTCTAATTCTTCAAGCTCGTCGTCGTCGTACTGGTATTCCTCGTTAGCTTGGAGTTCACGCATGACCTGCGACTTCTGTACGATACCCGCTTCGAGATATGACATGTGTTTCTGTGAACGTAACTGTTCAGCCTGAGCGTGCTCAAGGTCGTTAGGTAGCGCTAGCGGATTCCACACATAATCGTACTCGTCGGGGAAGTGACCCAACGCGCTACGTACTAGCACCTCGTCAAGTATTCGCATCGGTTCGTGTAGATAACTAGTCTGTTGAGCGCGAATCGAATTGTTGTAATTCTTGTCGTCCCCTTCACCCGTGGCGTTCATACCTTTAGCGCTCGTACCGAACATACGTGTAACCGGTATATCCGCAGCACCTGAAATCCACGTAATGAACTGCTCGATAATCGGCGCAACACCTGACAAGTTTAACGTAGCTCGCTCGAATTTCTCGGCCGTACCACCACCCGCACCGTCACCACCGTCAAGCAATGCCATCTGAATACTAGATTTCATAAGACTGAACATCTGGTAACGCTTGGTGATCATATCGTCCTGGTCGGTGCTTAACTCGTCCGCTAGGCCGTTACGTGTGATTATATCGATGTTCGCTTCTTGCATTAGCTCAGCAATACCGTCCTTCGCTGCAACCATATCCGTAATATCTTCGATACACTTACGAAGCGTTGAATCTCCCCAACCTTGCGTTTGTTGCTGCATACGTAGCGGTAGGCGTTCACCGGTGAAACGTGCGAAGTGACTGTGGTGGATTTGCATCGCACCGCCACGCACCGTGTAGAATTCAGGTTTCAAATAGTTCTCAGCGAGAATGTCCCACGTGTTAATCGTACCGGCTTGCATGTCGTAGCGGTCAAACACCTTAAGACCTTTAAGCCCGTCACGCTTGATAAGCTCAACGCGTAACGGTTTCGTTAAGTCCTGGTCGGTTAACATCAAGATGCCGCCACCACCATACAAACGACCCCAACTAACAGCCTCTTGCACTTTCGGACGTAACCCAACGCGCGCTTCGTACGCTGTTATTTCTTCAGCGCCATCACACTTGATACGACGCCATTCGCGCGTCATGTCCTCGGCGGGTATGTCCACAATTTTACGTGCTATCCAGTTGCTTGAGTACATCGCATCTAATGTGGAAAAATCACCGAATAACGGGTAATCCCACTTGTTGTGCGAGCGTTTAGAATTTGGACCACCTAGACCTGTCATAACGTTACTAAGCCCGTCAAGCGTCGGTGGTGGAATTGGTACGATGTCGGTCATGTTATACGGTACTCAATGAATCGGAATTATTAAGAGTATATCAACACTTGACACGTTGCGCTACTATCGACTATAGTGACGATGCAGTCAATTAAATAGGTGAGATAGAGTGATGAGAACGATTAAGAAAGGTCAGCACATAACTTTCGCGGAAGGTGAATATTCAGACTATTGCGTCGAGGCTTTAGTGGTGTCGATAGTTGAATTCGATTTAGACGAGTTAAAATCTGAATGGGAATCTGAACATACTAGCGATAAGGAGACACCAAACCTTTTCAAAAACCGCGATGAGCGTCGGGTCACTGGTACAGCTTTCCTACCTTGGCTAGTATCGAAGGGTTTGGTTGAGGACGTGGATTACATTGAGATACACGTAGGTTCTTATGGTGAGTCAAATATTCAGGTGTATTGTGATGACTAACCGAACCAATCAACCTTACACGAACAAAGAGTTGCGTTACATGTGTGACGCAACGAAACAAGGCGTTACACCCGATCAGATTGCAACGACACTTGGTCGTACAACGAAAGGAATTGAACTACAGTTACACTTGAAAGGTATCAACAAGACGAAACGAGTGCGTAAATTCACACCAACGCAGTGCGGTCGAATCATCGTGAGTAGAGACAACAAGCGTCTAGCACTTGAAATGGGTGTAACGACTAAACAAATTACCAGGAAACGAGCTGGTATGAAACACAGGATTAAGAATGATGCAAATAACCGATAACCGCGAAGCGTACGCAAAGCGCGAAAAGTCGTTACGCTTCCAACAACCATTCGAGGCGTTTTCGCGTGATACCATGAGTTACATGGAGCGTGTGGCGCGCGGTCAACGCTTCCAACATAAATTACGCGTAGAGCTTGAAGTTAAACGACGTAGGAGTCTTAAAAATGAAGATTAAAACAAAACGCGGCGCTCGTCGCATTCGTAACCAACGTGTAATCACCCGACGATTCGTGACAACTGATTACACTGGTTGTTCGTACATAACGGCTGGTAAACTATACCGTGTGATAAGGGTATATCATGAAGATAACAACCCTATATTTTCGATAGTGGATGATGAGGATTGTGAAATCAACCCACTGTTTAAAGACTCCAACCACCTCGATGGTCACGATTGGCAGTGGGGAGTTATTTAACCCAGTCTTTCAACGATGGGCGCTTATGGTCGAGCATTTGGTCAATAGCGTCAATCATCGGGTCAATTTGGTCATCGTGGGTTTTGAAGTCACTTTGAAGCCCTTCACACTCCGCTAAGAAATCGTTAAGCCACGGCGCGTCCTTCGGTAATTTTACATAACCTGATTCAATGTAACCCTGTACGTCCATGAAGCGCGTCAGCTTATCGGTGTTACGCTGTATCGCCATAACAGGTATTAACGGTTTCGTGGATTTACGTATCTGTTGTATCAGACCCGTGCCGCTCGCTTTGTCCTCGACCATCAACTTACGACACGATAAACCGTGAATGTGTTTCGCTTTTTGCCAAAACGCTACGCAGCGTTTCTTCAGCTCGTCACTTTCCCACTTGCCACGAATCATATCGATGAGATACAAGTACCTGTCGTTACCGAGACCCCAATGTTCAAACACTGAGAAATCGTTTCGTTCTTTCGTCTTCTGAGCCGTATCGCCGATGATGTACGAGAATTTCATTTTAGGGAGTATATCGTACTCGCCGAACCATTCAGACTTAATGAGTGAACCACCTTTAGCAGTGGGTCGTTGTTGGTACAACGCGTTCCATGTAAGCGAGCCTGACGCCTTACACTGGTCGACGAAACCTTGCGGCATACGCTCAGGGAATAGTATTTCCCCAGGTTGACGTAACGTGTACGTATCGCCGTTGAGCTCGTGGCGCTCTGGTACGTCGCTGTCCCATTCCATAGGGAACGAAACGACTCGGAACTCTTCACCACCTTCACGCGCTCGCTCAAGTAGCTGACCGGCTAAGTCGTTTTTGTGCCAACGCGTTAAGATGATGATAATCCCGTTAACCTTCGGGTCTCGTCGAGTATAAAACGTCGTTTCGTACCAATCGATAACCGTTTCCTGGTACGCAGGGCTCGACGCTTCTTTGTAATCTTTTGCGGGGTCGTCAATGATACCGATATTCATACCCTGACCGGTGATACCACCACCCACACCGGCCGCACGATACGTACCGCCAGCGAGTGAGCCATCCGCTTTAATCGTTTCCCATTCATCTACCGATGTACGGGCATCAGATTTAAGAGTGCCCATTTGCGCGTCGGGGAATACGTCGACGTGCTGCTCTGATTTCACAATGCGTTGTGTATCACGTGACATTTTGAACGCAAGCGGTGAGGCGTACGACGCGGCGATGATGTTCCAGTTCGGATACTTACCCATCGTGTATGCCGGTAGGCGTCGTGAGGCTAGTTCAGACTTACCTGAACGCGGTGGAGCGAATATCATGAGGCGCGGCGACTTACCGTCCGCAACGTCTAAAAGGAATTGGTCAAGCTCAGCGCATAGCAGCTCGTTAAACCAACCTGTTTCGTACGTTGGGTTCGTGTAGAGCGTGTAACCCATGAGGGATTCACGCGCCTGTTCGATTGCTTCGCGTTTAAGCGTTTCGTAAATCGCTGCGTTACTGATCACGCTTACCACCCAACTGGTTATGGTAACGACCCAACCCTAACGCTTTGAGTTTCGTTTCGAGTTCTTCGTCCGGTACGTCTTGAGTTTGTATCGGTGTGCCACCCGGTCCGCTAATTTCACTCTTCGTCGGTGCGTTGTATCCACACATATCAGCGATTTGCTTACGAGCGGCTAACGAATCGTACAGTGTAATCTCTAAACCGTTTTTAGTTTGTTTAACGGACTTAATCGCACTGCGAGCACCTTCGGGTATTTCGTCAATTGATTTCACATGTACCGATGAGTTAAACACTTCAAGCCCCGATTCCATGTCAACGCTAGGACGCTCTGTAAAGCTCACCACGTCGTCTATGGTCGTTCGGGCTATGGTCGTAAGGCCCATGAGGAGTTCGTCGCGTGAGAGTACCGCTGAGGCGATTTCAGGCGATGGTTCGACCGCCATTGTCGATAGGAAGTGCTTGACGAGAGGATAGGATAGGATTTGATTACCCAAGTCTTTACGGTGCGATTCGTTCTTACATTTCCCGCCGCCGATGCGATGAGCGTCCGCAGGTTCGTTTCCAGCAAGCGAAGCAAGCGCAACGCCACGTTGTAATTTCGTAAGCGCGTCGTAAGCGTTAAGTTGTTCATCGGTCAATTCAACCGACCG